CAAAAGTTGGAACCTGGAATATATCCAGAACATATGGTTTATCTTAAATCGGCTGGTATATGTGGTCAATCAGATTTAGATGAAGTAGTTAATAATAAAGTAAACATTATTGATTATAAAACAAATAAAGAAATCAAAATGGAATCATATGTTGATTGGGATGGAAAATCAGAAAAATTATGCAATCCAGTAAATAATCTTGATGATTGTAATTTTAATCATTATGCATTACAATTAAGTGTTTATATGTATATTATATTAAAGCATAATCCAAAACTAACATCAGGAAACATGTTTATTCATCATGTAGTGTTTGAAGAAGAATCAAAAGATACAAATGGTTACCCTATAACAAAATATAATGAAAATGGTGATCCTGTTGTAAAAGAAGTAATTGTAATACCTGTTCCATACTTACAAGATGAAGTTATAAACATTATGCATTATTTAAAAGATAATTTAATAAAAAAGAAAAAATGATAATAAAACTATTTGATATACAAAATGGTGTAGTTGTCCCTACAGAACATTGTTATACTTTAAAAGCATTAAAGGATGTTATGGATGAGTATCCTGAAGAGCATTTAAAAATTTATTTATACTTGTTTTATATGAGTTGTCCAAATCCTGATTTAAATCCTTTTTTTTATACTCCTGAAATGGATAAAGAAGATTTAATATTAAAACAAATAGATTCTGATTTTTCAGTAGAAGATGATAGTATACATATTGCATTGCAATTTTGTCAAAGAATGTATGAAACACCAACATCAAGAGCTTATAAAGGTATTGCTTCTATGTTAGATAGGTTAGCAAGATATATGGAAACACAAAGTATTACAGATGGTAGAGATGGTAATATAAACTCTATTGTAAGTGCTGCTAAAAACTTTGATCAAATTAGATCATCTTTTAAAGGAGTATATAAAGATTTACAAGAAGAACAATCTAGTAAAGTTAGAGGTGGTATTGGTATGGCCTATGACCAATAATCATGGAAGAAATTTATAATAATATACCAACTTGGGATAATGGTCAATGGACTGTTACTGATTTTGAATCAAGAGAGTTATTTTCTAATTTTATTTTTTCTATATTTAAAGAACCCGGTAAATATAATTTTGATGAAACAAGTTTTTTATTTAATCAACAAGGAGAATTATTTAGAGAAAATAAAGTTTATTGTACAGCACCATTTAAATCTAAAGACTTTGTTAACTATTGGGATGATCAAAAACTAAAATGTAGAAAAGGTATAATTTTTAAATCTAAAGATAATATATGGTTTATTACAAGAGACTATTATATGTGGTTAAACTTTTTACCAATTTTTGATAAAGAACAACAAAAGTTTGACTTTGCAAAAATTAGAGATGCTCAGTATCATATGGCATTATATGAACTACTTGCAGAACTTAATTATAAACATGTTGCTATCTTAAAAAAACGTCAAATAGCATCTTCATACTTTCATATATCTAAGTTACTTAATCAATTATGGTTTGAAGAAGGAGTTACCTTAAAAATTGGAGCCAGTCTTAAAGATTATATAAATGAAAAAGGATCTTGGAAATTTCTTGCTGAATATGCTGCATTTCTTAATCAACATACAGCATGGTATAGACCAATGAATCCTGATAAAATATTAATGTGGCAACAAAAAATTGAAGTTAGAAAAGGAGATAGAAAAACAGAATCCGGACTAAAAGGAACAATGCAAGGAATGTCTTTTGAAAAAGATCCTACAAATGGTGTTGGTGGACCAGTAAAATATTTCTTTCATGAGGAAGCAGGTATAGCACCAAAGATGGATCAGACTTATGAGTATATGAGACCTGCAATGAGATCAGGTTTAACAACTACAGGAATGTTTATTGCTGCAGGATCAGTTGGTGATTTATCACAATGTAATCCATTAAAGGATATGATGCTTAATCCTACATCAAAAGATATTTATGCTATTGAAACTGATCTTATAGATTCTAAAGGTACTGTAAGTTTATCAGGTTTATTTATTCCTGAACAATGGTCAATGCCACCACATATTGATAGTTATGGTAATTCACTTGTAGAAGAATCATTAAAAGCTTTAAATGAACAGTTTGCTAAATGGAAAGATGAATTATCTCCTGAAGATTACCAGTTAAGAATATCTCAACATCCTAGAAATATTGAAGAAGCTTTTGCACATAGATCTGTATCTGTTTTTCCACCACATCTTGTAGCTGCACAACAAAGAAGAATTGAAGAAAAAGAATATGCATATGAATTTTTAGATATTTCTACAGATGAAAATGGTAAACCTTCAGTTAAACATTCTAATAAACAACCTATAAAAGAATTTCCAATAACTAAAAGAACTGAAGATAAAACAGGAGTATTAGTAGTATGGGAAAGACCTATTAAAGATCCAACTTTTGGACAATACTATGCATCAATTGACCCTGTATCTGAAGGAAAAACAACAACATCAGAATCATTGTGTTCAATATATGTAATGAAGGCTCCTGTAGAAGTTACAAATGTATGTGGAACAGAAACTGAAACTTATATAGAACCAGATAAAATTGTAGCAACTTGGTGTGGAAGATTTGATGATATTAATAAAACTCACCAAAGATTAGAATTAATTATAGAATGGTATAATGCATGGACAGTTATAGAAAATAATATTTCTTTGTTTATTCAATATATGATATCTAGAAAAAAACAAAGATTTTTAGTACCTAAAAGTCAAATTATGTTTTTAAAAGATCTAGGTGCTAATGCTAATGTATTTCAAGAATATGGTTGGAAAAATACAGGAACTTTATTTAAACAACATCTTCTTAATTATGCTATAGAATATACTAAAGAAGAATTAGATGTTGAAACTAAAACAGATGGTACTATAGTAAGAACTAAATACGGCATAGAAAGAATACCAGATCCTATGTTATTAATTGAAATGCAAGAATATGCAGCAGGTGTGAATGTAGATAGACTGGTTTCATTTGCGGCTTTAGTTGCTTTTATGAGAATACAACAATCTAATAGAGGTTATGCAAAAAGAGTTATTATGGATGATGCAGCTAAAAACTTGCAAAAGTCAGAAAATTTGTTTAAATTAAATAGAAGTCCTTTTCGTCATATGGGCGGTAAAAGAATATCAAATAGGACAGACTTTAAAAAACCTGTCTTTAAAAACTTAAAGTAAAAAACTATGCAAATAATTAATGCTTTACAGGCCAAAGCAGGAGCTAAAACTTCTCATAATAAAATGGGAACAATTACACAACCTTTGCAATTTATTTCAAAAAAAGATAAAACTCAAGAATGGGCAGCTTGGAATATGGATTGGTTAGAATGGGAAGGACTTAAGCAAATAAGAAGAAATGCAAGAAGATTAATGAAAAATTATAAACTTGCTAAAGGAGTAATTGATAAAACAGATTATATAATAGAAGATGATAATGATTACAGAGATATTATTGAAGTTTTAACAAAAGAAGATGTTTCTGCATTAGAATTAAAATTTTATCCAATAATTCCAAATGTTATAAATGTATTAGTTGCAGAATTTGCAAAAAGATCAACTAAACTTTCATATACAGCAATTGATGATTTTTCTTATAATGAAATGTTAGAACAAAAAAGAAAAATGGTTGAAGACGTTTTATTGTCTGATGCACAAATGAAAATTACACAGGCATTAATTGAACAAGGAATGGATCCTGAATCACCTGAATTTCAAGAAGAAACAGATCCAAATAAATTAAAAACTTTACCAGAAATAGAACAATTTTTCAAAAAAGACTATAGGTCAATGGTTGAAGAATGGGCTAGTCATCAACATAAAATAGATGTTGAAAGATTTAAAATGGATGAATTAGAAGAAAGAGGATTCAGAGATATGTTAATTACTGATAGAGAGTTTTGGCATTTTAGAATGATGGAAGATGATTATGATGTAGAACTTTGGAATCCTGTTTTAACATTTTATCACAAGTCACCTGATGTAAGATATATATCACAAGGAAATTGGGTTGGTAAAACAGATATGTTAACTCCTTCAGATGTAATAGATAAATATGGTTATTTAATGACTGAAGAACAACTATTAGCATTAGAAAGTGTTTATCCTATTAGAGCTGCAGGATATACTATAACTGGTCAACAAAATGATGGATCATTTTATGACGGTACAAAATCTCATGAATGGAATACAGATATGCCATCACTTGGCATGAGACAATATACATCAGCTATGTCTGGTTCAGTTGTTGATACTTCAGATATAATTACACAAATACTATCAGAAGGTGAAAATTATCCAGATCAAATAAATAATTCATTATTACGTGTATCTACAAGTTATTGGAAATCACAAAGAAAAGTAGGACATCTTACTAAAATTACTGATTTAGGAGAAGTAACCACTGAGATTATAACAGAAGATTATAAAATTACTGACAAACCAATATATGATAATAGATTATTTAAAAATAAAACAAGAGATACATTAGTTTTTGGAGAACATATAGATTGGATATGGATAAATGAAGTATGGGGTGGTGTTAAAATAGGTCCTAATATTGCTTCATTTTGGGGAATGAATAATCCTGGAGGATTTTCTCCTATGTATTTAGGAATTGAAAAAAATAATTTAGGGGCACTTAAGTTTCAATTTAAAGGAGATACTACATTATATGGCTGTAAATTACCTGTAGAAGGTGCTGTTTTTTCTGATAGAAATACAAAGTCAACTGCTTTAATTGATTTAATGAAACCATATCAAATTGGTTATAATATTGTAAACAATCAAATACAAGATATATTAATTGATGAATTAGGAACAGTTATCCTACTTGATCAAAATTCACTTCCTAGACATTCTTTAGGAGAAGATTGGGGAAAAGGTAATTTAGCAAAAGCTTATGTTGCAATGAAGAATTTTCAAATGTTACCATTAGATACATCTATAACAAATACAGAGAATGCATTAAACTTTAATCATTTTCAAAAACTTGACCTTTCACAAACTGAAAGACTTATGTCAAGAGTAAATTTAGCAAATCATTTTAAACAACAGGCATATGAAGTAATTGGTGTTAATCCTCAAAGAATGGGACAACAATTATCTCAAATGACTGCAACTGGTGTAGAACAAGCAGCAGCTTCATCTTATGCACAAACTGAAGTTTATTTTATTCAACATTGTGATCACTTAATGCCAAGAGTACATACAATGAGAACTGACTTAGCTCAATATTATCATTCAACAAATCCTTCAAATAGACTTACATATATGACATCCGCTGATGAAAAAGTTAATTTTCAAATAAATGGAACTGAACTTTTAATGAGAGATCTTAATATATTTTGTAGTACAACAGCAAATCATAGAGCTGTTCTTGAACAACTTAAACAATTGGCTATGACTAATAATACAGCAGGTGCTAGTATTTATGATCTTGGTAAAATTATACAATCAGATTCTATTGCTCAACTTAATACTGTATTAAAAACATCAGAAGAAAAAACACAGCAACAGAAACAACAAGAAATGCAACAGCAACAACAAATGCAACAAGAACAACTAGCTTCTCAAGAAAAACAAAAACAAATGGTTATTCAAGCTGAAGCTGAAAATCAAGATAAACAACTTCAAAATAATATTACTGTTGCAGAAATTAGAGCTGCTGGTTATGGTGCTGCTGTAGATGTTAATCAAAATGAAATGTCTGACTATCAAGATGCAATGAAAGATATTAGAGAGACTGAACAATATCAAGATCAAACTAATCTTCAAAGAGATAAAGATTCTAATAGAATGACTATTGATAGAGAAAAAAATAATATTGAAAGAGAAAAAATTCAAGCACAAAAAGAAATAGCTGATAAGCAATTGCAAATTGCAATGGTCAATAAAAATAAATTTGATAAAAATAAAAAATAAGTATTAGCTATATAGTAGTTAAAATTTAAAATAATACTTTAAATTTTAAAAATTTATACTTATATTAAATTATAATTAAAACCAACGAAAATGAATGAAAATGAAAAAAT